TGGACCTTCTGGACCACGATCACCGGGCCTACCAGTGGAACCTTTACCAGCCTTGAGTTGCTTCCAGTCACCCTTTTGAGCTTGGATATATGTATAGCCTGTGTTAATTACATAAGCCAAAGCACCTACTTCAGCATCTAAAGAATAGAGGGCTTCAATGTTAGGTACATCTCCAAGGAACTCGGAGGCAAAGAATTGAAAGGGGTTCTCTCTTTTCTTAATGGTATAAGATTCAGTCATCGTAGGTGTGAGAAAGTTGGATAATATCTAACCCCTCAACTTCGGAGGGTGTGGATGTAAACGTAGGGGCCGTCAGAGAGGGCTCAGAGGGCTTCAGCGGGGCGATAGCTTTATCTAGGGCAGATGATACCTTTGCGTCGATATAACGCTCTTCAAGGCCCCATAGCCAGCCTTTAAGAAAAAAGGCCAGTGGCGTAGGTAAATTCTTATCTAGCCACTTAGCTACCGCCTTAAATTCATTAAGACGAAAAGAGGGCATCAGTTCAATACAGAAGTAGCTGATCCAATCGAAGCAGTACCAACTGCACGGCTACGGATCTCACACTCCCGAACAAGGTCGAGAATGTCATTAAGAGGAGTAGAGTCATCAACAGCTAAAGTTGTGAGGGCTGACACGAGTGTTGCGTCTGCGGTACGGTCACCACATCCACGCTTTAAAAAGTTGTAGGCTCTAGAGTTTTGGTTTTTCATTGTTATTCAGACCTAAGAAGGTTATCAAGTTTGTTTTCAATTCGGATCATGTGATCCTCAAAGCGGGTAAGGATTAGAGAGACTTCCTCCCGAGGGATGTACTTCTCGGCAACACGAAGCTCTACTTGGCTAACACGTGTATTAATGCGAGAAGCAAAGACCCCCAGTCCTGTAGATACAGCGATGCCGATTGATACCGCGATTTCTAGCATTTAAGTTAATACGAACGCTGTAAAGTCTTTGACGTGCATGGATCCTTTAAGTTGATTACAGGAACGACACGCTGTCGTGCAGTTGTTGGCATCCCAACGTTCACCACCCTTAGATCTGGGGTGTATATGGTCGATAGTTAAGTTTTCTGTAGAGCCGCAGTAGGTACAGCGGTATTCATCCCGAGCAAATATGTTTTCCCTCCACATACGTTTCGCATCAGACGCACGAAAGGTGAGGAGATCTTGCATGAGGCTTCGGGGGGTTTCCATTGGCTCATTAAATTGTTTTACTTACGAGTTGATTTGCCGTTCTTACCGTTCCGGCCTCGGTTCTTGGTCTGGTTTTCTTTAACCATGCGGCCACTCTTGGTGTGGCTCATGTCAGGACCACCCTTACCAGCTATGCCAGCCTTCTTACGAGCTGCCCAGCGTTCAGATGAGTCCTTGTTATGTTGTCTTTTCTTAGCTGTATTACCAGCCTTCGAGCCATACTTCTTTTTGCTATAAGCACGGTCATAAGCCCGCTTCTTAGCAGCAGCAGATGGACTCTTTTTATAGGCTCGGCTAGATTTACTAGTTCCTTTATGGGCCATCTACAGAGCCCCCTGAACATCTTCAAAGGTCAGCTCAGGGATTAGCCCAGCAAGGCCAGCAAGAGGAGAACCAGCCACAGCAACACCGGTAATATCATTTTTAGCAAGCCAGTCAGCTGCGGCACGAAGGTCAGCAGTAGTAGCTTCACCAGCTTTGATGCGAGCTACAAACTCTTCTGTAACTAATTTGTGGAGGACATCAAATGTATCCTCAGAGGCTCTCTTAGCCATATCATTTACCTAAACTTTTTAATTCATTAGCTACTGACTCAAGCTTCTTGCGGATAGAAGCAACCTTCTCATCCTCACGACGCATAGGTCGAAGGTTATCAATAAGGCCCTTCACGAGAGCAGCTAAACTATTTTCTTTTAGCTTGGATGCACCAATGACTTCAGATGCTACAAAAGCAGCAACAAAGCCAAGAGTTTCCCAAGCTACTGCCACACCAAAGATTTCAATCATAATCAGCGTTTCCTTGTTGGATTAATACTTATTTCAGCAGCATACAATGCAAAACATTGAGCTACTATTGATTCAAGGCTCCTGGCTACCTTGCCCTCAGTACAGTTAGTATTGTTATTTAAAGAACAACCAGTAATAACAATAGCTGCTAAAGCAAGTTGTACAGCAATGACTGCTGCTAAAAGCCAGAAGGCTTTAGAGGACACTGTTCCACCCAGGTTTAAATTGAGTTTCAGTGCTTGCAAGTCCAGTTTGATGCTGCCTCTTTGTGTTTTCGGACTTAGTTACCCATTCA